GTCGCCCTGTGTTAGACGACAACGGCAAGCCGCGCTTGTTGATTGAAGTCATCGAAGGTAGCACATATGAACTGCGCCATGTACACGAAGCTGAAGGTGGCGACTTCATACAAACACTCGAAACTATGTACAGTGGTCAACAACGTGACCGTTTTCTACTCGGCAAGTGGGTCGCGTACGAAGGGTTGGTATATCCTCAATACGACGCAACCGTACACCTACTGCAAGAGGGTGAGTTGCACGCGTTGCTCGACGGCTATACTGAGACACATTACCAAACAAACTGGGTAGAAGCATACGACTACGGTCAAGCGCAGCCTTCATGTTATATGCTAGGCTTCGTTACACCAGAACAACACGTCATCATATGTGATGGGTTCTATCGCAAAGAGATGACACTTGATGATCAGATTGCAGCTATACGCCGTATAAGAGCAGATTGGTGTGTTGACTTAGACGAGATGCACAAGATACACGCTGATCCTAGCATCTTCGGTCGCAAGACAGTGAACAGGCGCACAGTTGGTAAAACAGTTGCCGATATGTTCAAAGAAGACAACATCTACATGAAGCGTGGCAACAGTGACATCAATAATGGCGTCGTCAAGGTTGGTGCCTACCTCAATATCAATAGACAGTTGCTACATCCTATCAAGCGTGTCGCAGGGTCACCACGTCTCTTTGTTAATGCTAAACTTGACTGGTGGACCGATGAAGTCGCTGGCTACTTCTGGCAGCAATCTACTAGCGGCGAGCGTATTGATAAGCCCATCGACCGCAACGATCACGCTATGGACGCGACCAAGTACTTGTTGAGCGAGATGCCTGACATAGGCAAGTACGCAATCCCTCAAGACCAACGCGTACCATCGTGGATGCTGTGGCAGGAGCGCGACAAGGACACCGAGAACCCACGTAGGCACAGATATGGCTGAAGAATACGAACCCGGTGAAGAGTACAATCGCACAGCTACTCCACCTAGTGACGTCAACACATATGAAGGTGTGATGTCACCTGAGGAAGGTGTTGAGAACACGTCACCTATGTATCGCATGATAGGTGAGAGTAAGATACCTGTGTCTAAACACCGCGGCCCGTTGTGGCGTAGTCGCTATGACCAAGGTAAAGCTGCGATGAGTAAGAACGTCGATGCTTGGTCTGAAGCGTATCGCTACTACCGTCATGATCACACACGTGACAACGCGTCGTCGCGTGGTGATGAGGAGATGGCAGCAGGCAAGCCGTTGCAAGGTACGATGGAAAGTACCGAGAACGTCGTGTTTGCTAATGTCAGTGCGCTCGTCCCGATGTTATTCACTAAAAACCCCGAAGCGGAGTTCACAGTTGAAGACAAAGAGGACGAACCCCGTGCGCGCGTAGTGGAAAAGCTCGTTAATACATTAGCAGCTAAAAAGACCCAGCCCGGCTTAAACCTCAAGCGTAAAGTCAAACGTAATATAGTCAGCACAACCTTAACGAATATCGGATGGTTCGAAGTCGGTTACACCCTACGCGAGAACAGCAGTGAAGCGGCGTTGGAAGAAGTACAGCGTCTGTCTGCTGAACTTGAGCAGGCTAAATCGCAGAAGGACATCAAGGAGTGTGAAGGCAAGCTGCTTGCGCTTGAAGAGACAATTGACATGCTCACGCCATCAGGTCCGTGGGTGAAAGTGCGTAGACCTGATCAGATCATTGTCGATACAACGGCGACAGAATTAGACCTCAGTGGTCAATGCAATTGGATAATGATCGAAGACCTCATGTATACGTCGCTACTGCGTGCGAGGTTCGGTCGCAAGAAACCCGATAGCGATGAGTGGGAGAGCGTGTTCTCACCTAGCAACGTCATCAAGGCTGGTGTATCGCCAGATCAGGGTGAACGTGGTCAGACAGACAACTTCCAACTCTTCTCATACTCCACCTCGGAGTACAGCAAGTACGGCTACGCAGATCAACGCTCGTTCTTAGCTGCACAGATGACAAAGGTGGTCTATGTCTGGGACAAAGTTACTAGACGAGTGGAGCTATACAACTGCAACGACTGGTGCTATCCTCTTTGGGTCTGGGATGATCCTTATGCACTTGACCAGTTCTTTACTGTTGTACCAATGGAGTTCCATACTGATCCCATTACGATGTACGCCAAAGGTGAAGTTACATATTATCTCGACCAACAAGACGACATCAACATCATAAACAACGAGTGGGCCAAAGTACGCAAGTTCGCCGCTGGCAAGGTGGTGTTTGACAAGAACTCACTCAAAGACAGCTCCGTGTTGGAGAGCCTCATCAACGGTACGACAGACACGAACGTGATTGGTGTCGATCTACCTGAAGGCAAGAAGCTGTCGGACATTCTCGGTCCTCTACTCCCGCCATCAGCCGATGCGATGAAGTTCTTCGACAAGAAGCCGACGATGGAAGCGATAGATCGTCTGTCAGGTGTAGCATCTGTCCAACGAGGTGTAGAGTATAAGACAAACACCACCAATCGTGCGATTGAGAGCTACGAGAGCCAAGTACAAACACGCGCTGATGAGAAGATGGATGCTATTGAAGACAGCGTTGGCACAGTGTTGTGGCTAACAGCACAAATGTGCTTGCAGTTCATGCGTAAGGAAGAAGTAGCGATCATCTTGGGTGACAAACTCGCGGCAGATTGGGAACAGCTTGATGCGAAGTCTATTCGCCGTTTGTTTACTCCGCGTGTTGTCGGTGGTAGTACTCTTAAGCCTACGTCACGCGCAAAGAAGGAACAAGCCTTACAGATTTCCCAAATCATTGGTCAATTTACTCGTGCTACTCCTATTGCTGCTGTTGTTGCCCTCAAAGTTCTTTCACAAGCGTTCGACAATGTAGTTGTCAGTCGTGAAGACTGGGAGTTGATATACAAAGGCATCATGAAGGAGACATCAGGTCCATCACCTGACGAACAGCAAGCTGAGCAGCAAGATCAGCAAGGCGCACAACAAGGTCAAGATCGCCGTCAACAGATGGTCATTGAAGCGATGAAGGCACGCGCACAAGGACAACAAGGTGCGCAAGGCGGCGGAGGTGGCGGAGGTGGTGGTGGTCAAGGTGGCGGTGGTATGGAGATTGACAACATTGCGCAGATAGTGCAGCAAGTTGCAGGTCTCATCGATGGTATGCCGCCTCAAATCAAGCAACAACTAGGTATTCAACTCGCACGTGGTAAGAGCGTTGCAGAAATAGCGACGCAGATGATACAACAGATGCAACAAGGTGCTGTTGCATGACGAAGCTACGCTATTGGCGCAACTGGTGGGGTTTGAGATGCTGGTCTGGTTGGTGTTGTGGTGACATTGACTACGATAAGCAATCCGTATTCTGGCGTTGCGCCGATTGTGGCAAGATTAACCGCTAATACGTGGAGGCTATAATGCCCGGTGAAGAGAAAGACCTTATGACTGCTGTCGGTGATAGCTTCGGCATCACTGAGAAGCCGCAACAGGGTGACGATGGTGGCGATAGTGGTGAAGGACAACAGCTAGACCTGCCTATCAGTCACCCACAAGGTGTTGAAGATGGTCAGAGTAGTGATAAAGGTGACGGATCACGACAGGAAACCGGCAGTGATCGCCATTCGCCGCAGCAACGAGGTAAAGAAGACCAACTCTTCACAGACAAACCTCGTAAAGGACCAAACGGCGAGCTACTTGACCGCAATGGACAGGTTGTTGCGACTACTAGACGTGAAAAGCAGCTAGCTTACAACCTCAATCGCGCACAGTATGCAGCAAATCAGTCAGCACGCCAGATAAAGGCGATGCAACAGCACCTGCAGGCCTACCAAGGCATTGATCAGGTGATGAAACAGCACAACTTGTCGCCGCAGATGGCACAAGAGGCGTTGCAACTGCGTGCTATGGCTGAGAGCAACCCAATTCTCGCCGTCCGTGACATCATTGCACGCGTGCTTGCTGCCGGTGCGACGATGGAGGACATTCTCGGCCACGATGCAGTACCACAGATCAACGCACGTGTTATCACCAACGAACTTGACCGTCGTTTAGGTCCAGTAGAGCAAGCTGCTAAGCAGCGACAGCAACACGAACGCATCCAAGAGCAAGCTCAAGTGCAAATGGAGAACTTCGTGCAGCAACACCCGCATGCTGAAACGCATGGGGTAGAAATCAGCAATTTAGTTCAACAGCATGGTCTTACACCAGAGCGTGCGTACTTTGAACTACGTAGTTGGGTAGAACGTCGAGGTATGGACTTCACTTCACCACTCCGTCCGCAGATTGAGGCTGCTATGAAGCGCCAACGCAACGGTGGTGGTAGACGTGCGTCAACACCGGGTGATATGCGCGGTGTTAGTCCTAACGGCGGTAGCTCAACGTCTATGAATAGCAACCAACGTGGTGACTTCCGCAGCAACACGCCTTGGCGCGACATTGCATCGGCTGTCTTCACGGAGCTTAACTCCAAATAGGACACATGGCAGATGCCTGTACTCCAGAACGTCCTCGCTACGACTGTTGAGCGTAGCAGGAAGAAGTTGATTGTTGCTGCGATGCAGAGTAACGCACTCATGGCGTGGTGCTTCGCACGTGATAGGATTGAGAACGAACCCAGTGGATACAACATCACCAATCCACTGCTCACTGGCAGAAATCCGACTGTTGGCAGTTATCAGTACTACGACAGCTTGCCAGTGGTACAGACGCAAGAGTTCATCAAGTTGGAGTATCGTTGGTCACGTATCGCCGGTACTGTCATCATCTCCAATCAGGAAGAGGATGAGAACAAGGGTGAACAAGCGGCTGTGAAGCTGTTGCAGGGTAAACTTGAAGCTCTTGAGATGAGCATCAAGGAGAAGTTCTCGATGTACCTGTACGGCTTTGGTGGTGGCAATGATCCGAACGGTCTTGCACTCTTGGTGCCTGACGATCCGACTACGGGTAGTCTTGCTGGCGTTGATCGTGCGACAGAAGTGCAATGGAGATCGTCAAGCTACGACTTCGCAGGCACACTCAACGCAACGAACATCGAAGAAGCTTACGATGATGTGTTGCTTGATCTGAAGCAAGGCACAGAGCGTCCGAAGGTGATCATCGCTGGTCGCAATCACTACAGACTGTATCGTGCTGCTGTTCGTAGTAAGTTGACCATCCCACTGACGAACACCAGCAGTGGTAAGCGCATGATGGACCTCGGCTTCGACGGCATCTCACACAATGGTGTGCCGATCATCTACGATGAAAGCTGCCCAGTGGATCGTGCTTACTTCCTCAACGACACCTACCTCCGTCTGCACATCCTTGGTGACAACAACATGAAGAACGTTGACCTCACTGCGCCGTGGACTATCGACGGCTACGGCCAACGTGTCATCACGCAGTGTCAGTTCTGCACGTGGAAGCAGTATCGCACACATGCAGTGGTCAACGACTGAGGCTATACACTGTATAACAGGGGTAACTACGAATGGCGTCCGAACCAACACCAGTAGTAAGCTTTGCTAACAAGCCTATGCGGGCGATGACGATGGACGAACAGAAACGTCCAGTGCCTGCGTACACGATTGAGCCGATGAAGCGTACGACTATAGTCAATCGCACTATCAAAGATGAAGTCGGCTTTCGCAATGTGCCTACTGAAGTTGAGATTGACGGATACATGGTTCGCACTCTACGAGGCGACAGTGTGTTTCTCACTCATGAAGACGCTCTGCGTATGAGGCTCGACCGCAATCTAGTGCCGATGTTGCTAGAAGGCGGCGACGATACTCCTGTTGGCATGGTGCAAGCTAGTGGTGGGTTGTCTGATAGACAGAAGCAGGCACTTGAGGCAGTGACGAAGCTGCTTGAAGGCGACCCGGATATTGTCAACAAGCTGCTCGCTTCAACTGAAGCTGAGCCTGAGGAAGTGGAGAAGTAGTTATGGCTGTTCAAGTCGCTATTCCTGCGATGCGTCGTGTCAATCACCGTGTAGCGGACTGTTGCTATGCGGCTGATGTCGGTACTGATGGGTTCACTACTGTAGACATCCCTGCATGCATCGCAGCAGGTGGTGCTGCTATTGTTAGTGGTCAGGTTCTCGCAGCAGCGGGTAATGTTGTGCCTGCTATTGCGCTGACTGAAGCTATCATGGGCCGTTATGGTCGTAACATCACCGTTGTTGGTCTTGCTGGTGCAACTGGCAATGCGACGTTGGTGGGTTATGACTACCTCGGTCAGGCTGTGCGTGAGACGTTCGCACTTGCGGGTGCTACGCCTGTTGTTGGTAAGAAGATGATCAAAGACATTGCCTACTTGGCAGTGCCTATTGCATCGACTTACAGCATCGGCGTTGGTGCTATCCTCGGTGTGCCTTATAAAGTGTTGCATACCTCGCTGAGTGGCGAGATGACGAGTGATGTCACTGCGGCAGCGGGGGCGTTGATAGCTGGTGTAGTTACGCAGTCACTCACATCGGGTGATCCGCGTGGTGCATACACGCCAGCAGCCGCACCCGATGGTACGCGTACGTATCGCTTCTCGTGCTTCGTTGATCGTAGTAACCTGCATGGTAGTGCGCACGTAACCGTATAACAACAGGAGGACAACATGACGGTAGAATACGCCCAGCAATACGGTGGACAGAACGTCGTCGCAGTGCGTGATGCTAGTACAACTGATCCTGGCTATGAGAAAGACGGAGATATGGTTGTTGCTACGCTCGCAGATGGCACGACGGTGACGATCAAGAAGAGCCAAATGACCACTGCTGCACCTGCTGGACAAGGTTCGCAAGGTGCGAAGGCGTATACGGGCAAGAAAGAGTAGCGTTGTCAACGTGTTAGCCCCCACGCATGTAGCAACGTGGGGGCTAACTGCACGCTATATATAAGGTGTGGAACAAATCATGATCACATTTGGCGATCTTGTGACGAAGGTTCTACAGCGTTTGGCGCTCGTTGAGGGGTTGGATGCACAGATATACGCCGAAC